CTCCCCTCCCCAAGTTGTGTACAAGCCCCCACAAGTACCCCCATTGCCCCCACAGATACAAAAGCAACCAGTGAACCTGACAGACCGACTGACACAGCTTCTGATGCCGACAGAGCAACCCTCCAAGCCATCGCAGAAATAGTGGCACAGGGAGATCGGAATACTGCTGCACTCAATGCGTGTGTGGATTCGTACAATCAGATGAGAGATTTGCTAAATGGTAACAAGTGAACAACTTAAACAACTTCATATCGGCCCTGAGTGGTTAGATGGGTTAAATGCCACTTTTGAGCGTTTTGACATTATGAATCCCCTTAGAAAAGCGGCTTTCATTGGTCAATGTGCTCACGAATCAGGTAATTTTAAACTTTTATCAGAAAACCTGAACTATCGTGCAGAGGCTTTACAGAAGTTATGGCCTAGAAGGTTTGATGCCGCCAAAGCACAGATGTGCGCTCGCAATCCTAAGTTGATTGCCAATACTGTTTACTCTAGTCGAATGGGAAACAGGGATGAGGCTTCTGGTGATGGTTATCGGTTTAGAGGTCGTGGGTGTATCCAATTGACAGGACACGCCAATTATTACCATGCTGGTCAGGCTTTAGGGGTGGATTTTGTGATGAATCCTGATCTTGTGGCAACCCCAATGTATGCCGCACTCACTGCGGGATGGTTCTGGGACACCCATAAGCTAAACCAATACGCTGATACCAAAGACTACAAGACCATGACCAAAAAGATCAATGGTGGATTTATTGGTTTGGCAGACAGAGAAAAGCACATTGCCCATGCTCTCTCTGTCCTTGGTTAAGTTTTCATGTTCCTTACATAAGCAGCAAAGCTAGATGCTGTGTCGCCAAATGACTTCATTAAGCTGAACTCATTGGCTACCTCATCTAGAGTCTTGTTGCGTACAGGACAGTTTCTTCCTTGTGTACAGTCATAAGTGCAACAGTCCATACCACTAGATTTGTTTGCTCTTAATATCTGCTTTCCAAGGTTACTGTTTTGTTCAACCATGTTAAAGGCTTCATCTTCCTCTTTTGTCCATTCAGTCATACCTTCTCCTGTAAAGATATTGGGATGTAAATACAAGCTTTGTCTTTTGAGTTCTTAGTTCTGACTTGCAATGTAGAGAATACTCTTCTCTTACAGTTAAGACACTTGGCATCAGGCTCTTTTGGCTTGCAACCAATTTGGTTTAACACGTTCATCTCACCCTCCTTAGAGGAACTTCTTTCTTTTCTGGAGGAGGTGGTGTCATGTGTTCTGAAGGTGGAGTCCATCCATGTTTTCTCCACAGTGCCTGGACATCAGACCCTGATTCCCACTTGAAATCCTTAGTCGGAATAGAGGGATAACTGATCTTTGAATGTGGAGGAAGTGTCATTTTGTCACCTTCATAATTCTTTGTTTTCTACCTGAACGACCATTGCGTGTACCAATAATCTCAATAAATCCCTTGTCTAACAAAGCACGATAACGGGCTGTTATGGAGGAATATGGGTAGTTTGGATACATCTCTAGCACCTGATCAGAAATACACCCCTCTGGGAAGCTCTTAATGGCCTCATAGACGAGTTGTTCTATCTTGGTGGTGTCAATGGCTTGGGATGCCTCATGGCTCGTTACAGGGTCTTCTTTGCGTACCAACTTAAATGCTGGTGTACCAAAGAATCTGTCCATTGACTGCTTCATGTTGTTAAAAATATCATTCATCATTGACTCCTATTAGGTGAGGCTACTCGCTGCGTCTGTGCGTAATCAGAGGCTTTTGATCGCAACTGGCACAGCATCCGCTTTCGCCTCGTAAACTTACTCAAAATGGCAGGTCGCCATCATCAAATTTGGTCACTTTAGAACGCTCAGATGGCTTTGGAGCAGGCTCTCTTGGAGATACCGCACAGCTTAAATACTTACCTCCAGCACCTTCTCGTATCCATGCAGAAAACCAATATTCTTGATTATCAACAGTAATGTTCCCTTTATAATCAGGATGCTTTTCTGTTTCTTTTCGTTCATTGCGAAACAATGCCCCTGTGTTATTTCTCATTGGTTTCTGTTCCATTACATTTCCTTCGCTTTCTTTAACGCACTTCTTACTTTACTTGGAAGGAGTGTCCACAGGGCAATCTTTTGTTGATCGTCTAGGTTCTCTCCCTCCAACTTAACCCAAGCTGCCTTGGGATCACCTTGCTCACACATGGCAATTAGTTCTATTGCCACTTCTTCAAGATACCTTAGTTCCTCCATAGGAATGTTGTCCATTGCACCCTGAGTAGGTGTAATCACGACTGATTTACCCTCTTCTGGAACATCCTCTCCGCTATACAAATATAGACCGAGGCCATGAAGTGCCAGGGCTTTTGTCATGCAACGCATGATGGCGGTATTCACTGCAAAGGCATCAGGTTTAGGGATGGCCTTGTTGCGATAGTCCATCACAGGCAATTGGCAAGTCATTGGCTTGTTAAACATGGTCACTGTAACGAACACCATTGCTGTGCCGTTGATATCCATGAAACACTGCTCACCAAACATCTCTACCTTGTAGGAAGCAGTAGGATCGGCTTTGAGAGCCTCTGCCCATGCCCAAGCCCATGACAGGTAGGACAAGCCGTTTTTCTTCTCAACGTGTTCGTTGACATTCTTTTTAAGTAACGCTTCTATTGACATATTCACTCCTTTAAAAATTATCGTTTAACTCTTGATCAATGATTTGTGTTTGTTGGTCAAGGTCTAAATCCTTGAACTCGATAAAGTCTGCTTCTTGGCAGCAAACTATTCTGTTTCCCTTGATTGTCAGACAATAAGGACAGTATTTAATGTCAGAAAACTCTTCTAAATAGGTTTGAAATAGTGATTTCATGTGAGCCTATCGAAAGCCATTTCCCAGAGAACATCACCTGCTAGATCGGTGAGCTTGTTTAACTCATCTTCTGTCAATGGTGTTCCATCTTCATAGCATCCACCTGAAAAGTAAGCATCAGAGAAGTCTGGATAATCTCTGCTGTCTACCCCATCTATCTCTAGGTCTATGACCTTTTTTCCATTAAGAATCGGCATATTCACTCCTGTTAAACGTGGACTACTATTTGCCCACACCGCTAATGTGCCACACCTTTTTAGCCTTTTATACTAGGATTTACCCTAATAGACAGCACTTTTTTCTATGCTAATCTGAAAAGACTTGTCCTATTAACTAATAGCCCTTCTACCTACTTCCTTCTTCTTATGCACGTTGAAATACTTGAACAAAGATGCGCTGAAGCCTTGCTTGGGTATTCTCAAACAATGGCAGATGCTTACACAACAGATCCAGAGGACTTACACGCCTCTATGACAGCCTTGCTTGCTAGAACGCTAGAACTACATCTAAACCGCAAAATCAATTTGGAGAACCTTTTCAAATGACTCAAGCCATGATCATTAAAGCTCTACAGAATGGGCCACTTACTTCACAAGAAGTCTGTGATTTAACAGGGATGCCTAAATCCTCTGTATTGTCTACAGCTAAGAAGTTGAGATACAAAGGTGAGCTAACAACAGAAGAGGTCAAAGTTGGTCGCTACAGAGTTGCCAGGTACACCCTTGCAGATCATCTGATTGAGAGCAGACCAAAAGACGAAGCCCGCTGCTTGCTGAACCCTTTTGACATCAGGAACGCTAAAGGCATCTTCAGCAAATCAGAGTATGCGGTGATGAACGCACAAGCTAAAAGATTGCTTGGCAGACCAAAACCTGCAAAAGAAATCACAAATAATCAATTTATTTAAAAAAACTTCTTGACACATCAAAAAATTGTGTACAATAAAGTTGTTGCCGTAGGAAGCAATAAATTGAAGCCGTTTACTCATGCTCTCGCCCTTGGTTTTTACTTTAGGGTTCCTACCGAGGGCAGTAGTAAGCGGCTTTTTTTATGTTCTACAGCTTCCGTACTCCACACGAAAGTAGTGCATCTGCATGGATGGCTTGGAAGAGAACACCGACATCAGGACACACCCCCTGTTTGCCGACCAGCGTTAGTTAAGCGACTGGTAAAGCATTTGGTACATCGGTGGTAACAAGGCCAAATGTATAAGCGAATTAACTCGTCACGCGCACTTGGGGCGTTTTGTATTTAAGTCAATAGGAGTCAATATATGAATACCATAATGCTTGGAGAAGGTCGGATAGAAACCCCTCTATCCACCCTTGGAGAACCTATGTCTAAAGGAAATAGCATGGATAACTTTGAGAGATTCTGGTCAACATGGCCTAAATCAATAAGAAAAGGCGGGAAGGCTGCTTGTCTCGTAAAGTGGAAAAAGTACTATTGTGAAACCTGTGCAGATCAGATCATTAAACACATTGAGTGGATGAAAACAACCGATGCCTGGAGAAAAGACGATGGTGCTTTCATTCCTGCACCTTTGGTTTATTTGAACCAACAAAGATGGGATGGGGCTGAGATTCCAGAATCATTCGGGATCAAAGTTGAAGTGCAAATTGATCCTGCCTTGGCAAAGATCGAAGCTGATAGAAAAAAAGCTGCCCCTATGCCTGAACATATCCGAGCAAGATTGGCGGAATTACGCAAATGATTCACTATCACGGCTTGCCAATTACCCCATTAACAGCCTCTGTCAAAGCAATTGAAAATGGTCATGCGTTTGTGTCGTTTGCTCATTCTGACCAACTTTCAACAGCAATTGAGGTGTGTCAGTCCTTTGCGATAGACAATGGAGCATTCTCTGCCTGGCGATCTGGGAATCCAATCCAAGATTGGCAACCTTTCTACGATTGGTCACTAAATCTCAAAAAAGTCCCTTCTTGCGACTTTGCAGTGATTCCTGACGTTATTGATGGAACTGAAGCAGAT